GCCGGAAGCGGTATTTCTGCCGCTCCATGTCTAATTCGATATGGCCCAGCGTCTTTTTATGGCTGATCTCGCTGATCTCCAGGCGCCGGATTTCGTCGGCCGTCTGCCGGGCCAGGCGCGTCTTTTCCCGCTGCAGATTCTTATACTCCTTGGATTCCTCCCCGAAATGGCGCTTGGCCTCCAGGAGCATGGCGTCCATGACCTTCATCCGCTCCTGCCCCGAGCGGCGCTCCTCCTCCAGCTGCAGGCGCAAATCCGCCAGGCGCTCCTGGTAGGCCTCCCGCGCCAGGGCCTTGGTCAGCTGCAAGACCCGGTGGTTAACCTCTTTATATTCCTTGGAGCCTTCGGCGCATAGGGCCAGCTTTTCCAGCCAGAACTCCCGCTCCGCGGCCAGGGAGGATTCCAGGAACTTGTTTTCCAGCAGCTGGCGCTCCTCCCATTCCTGCTGCCATTGCTGGACGATGGAGGTCCCGCCACCCCCGCCGGTTGGCGGCTCGAAAGTCTGGCCTTCGCCCTCGAGGTCTCCGAAAAAAGTTTCCGCGGCTTCGCCATAAGGCCCGGCACTGGCAGCCGTGGGGGTGGGGATTTCTGGTAAAATTCCATGCACCGCGCCGACTCCCTCCGCGGCCCGCAGGGCGAAGCTGATGCCCTCCCCCATATAATAAAAGGCATTGCCCGTCACCCGGATGGCCGCGGCCAACCCCTCGATGGCGGTCTTGCCCTCCCCGGAGGCCCACTGGCCCAGCTTGATCAGGTGCGGCATGATTTCCTTGGCAATCGTGAACTTGATGGCCAGGAACACCGTGTCCATGTCCACCAGCCCCGTCTTGAACTGGCGGATCTGGCGCTCCATCTCCGGGCCGATGGTCAGCCCCAGGCCCTCCAGGAATTTTTTGGCCCCGGCCACGTCCACGGCGTGCACCCGGAGAATCTTGTTGACGTCCTGGACCCGGGCGCCCCAGAAAACCATGGCCGCCTGGTTGCGGTCGTAGCCCTTGGTGTGGCTCTCCACGATCTCTTTGGACTTTTCGAACATCTCCAGCAGCCCGCCGCCCCGGGCCCGGATGGCGTCGATGTCCAGGCCGTACTGTTTCATGTCCTCGGAATTGGTGCGGATCTGGATCTGGAAGCGGCGCAGGACTTGGAGCAGGGTGTCCGCGTCCAGCCCCACCCGGCGGTAGGCGTGGTTCAGGGCCGCGGCCTCGTTGATGTTGACGTTCAGGGCGTCGGACAATTTCTTGGCCGCGCCCACGTACTCGATGGTGTCCTCGATCATGCCCTTGAACCAGGCGCCCCCGGCCAGGACCGCGCCCACTCCCAGGGCCGCCTTGCCCACCAGGCTGATGGCGCTGCTGATGCCGTCGAAATGGGATTTAAGCTGGCTCTGCATGGATTTCATGGAGGAGGAGACGTCCTCCCCCATTTTTTTGAAGGCGTCCTGGGTCTGCTTGGCGAACTGCTGGAACTGGGCCGCGACCTGGTTGACCCCGGCGGTGGCTTCGCCGGTGTCCGCCCCGATCTGGACTTCCATGCGCTTGTCGTCAGCCATTTAGATACCGGTCTTCGGTCTTCGGTCTTCGGTCTTCGGTCTTCGGTCCTAAAAGCCGGTCTCCGGTCTTTGGTCTCCGGTCTTTCCCTGTTTCCTAATCCCTAATCCCTATTCCCTTTACAAAGGCTGGCCCCCCGCGGCCAGGAACGCGGCCACGAACTCGTCCCAGTCGCCGGGGTCCTCCTCGCTCAGCCCCTCCCCGGCCGGGGCCGAGGGCTCGGCCTTGATGCCGAAATAGGCGGCCAGGGCTTCCACCAGCTCCGCCACCGGGGGGTGGCGGTCCCAGTAATCCAGCAGGGCCAGGAGCCGGGGCAGGGTCAGCCGGCCGACCTGGTCCCACGACCAGTTCGTCGCCGCGATGATCCGGGCGTAGAGGCCGGGCCAGTCCGGGCGTCCCCCGGCCCCGTCCCCGGCCCCAAAGGGACCGCGACAAAGCCGTTGACCTCCATGAACGCCGCGGTGAGGGCCACCGCGTTGACGAAGCTGATGCCGCCCTGCACCGCCTCCAGGGTCAGCTCGGGATAGGCGCCGTCCTGGGTCAGGGCGGCATGGAGCAGCTCCGCCAGCAACTTCATCCCCGCCACCGGCGTTTCCGGGGCCTGGAGCCGTTGAATCTGGTCCCAGTGGGCCTCGATGGCCGGCAAGTACAAGGGGGGCAGGTCGTACTTGACCCCCCGCAGCTCGATTGCCACTATGCCTTTCAGGGCTTCGGGCATGCTCCCCCCTACGTGCTGGCGGAGATTTTGCCGATGTCACCGTTGGCGTCGGCCATGGCCTCGAAGTCGAACTCATACACCGCGTGATCCTCGGCCTTGAAGGGCAAGGTGAATTTGTCGCTGATGCAGGCGTTGAGGATCATGGTCTTGGTCTTGTTCTTGTACTTCCGGGTGAGCACCGCCATGAAGGTGGGGGCGTCCCCCATGCGCTTGTTGGTGATGGTCACGGTGCTCCCCGTGGCCGCGGAGCTGTACAGGTAGTCCATATAGACCTGGAGCTGCTTGTCCGCGGCCGCGAAGGTGTACACCCCGGTAGTTTCGTTCACCGCGTACTGGCCCGTGGCCGGCGCCGCCGCCACCCGGGTCAGGGGCAGCCCCGTGCCCACGAAGCGCACTCCCAGGTTCTTGTAAAAATTGGCGCTGTTGGCCACGGTGATGATATAGGGGCCGGGATCGCTGGGGATGGTCCCCAGTTCGTCCTCGGCGTAGAGCAGTTCCCCGGTGGCCGGGGTCTCCCCCAGGTGCAGGGAGGCCAGGGCCTTGAGGTCGAACTCCGCCTTTTTGGCCTTGCCGATGATCTTGGATTTGCCCCGAGCCACGTCCACGGGAAACTGGCGGCCGCCGTGGAGCTCCTTTTTGGACCCGGAGATCTCCACGCTCACCTCCTGCAAGAGGCCGAATTTCACGGGCGTGGGCATCGCCGCGGAAAGGTCCAGGGCGTACAGCGAGCCCGCGCCGAAAAAGATTCTGGGCATGGCTTACTCTCCTTTGCCCGCCTGGCGCAGGCGGCTCTTGAGATTTTCCTTGGCCTTATAGACCGTGTTCCAGGCGTCCGTGTCCCGGCTCACCGGGCTGTTGGGGAAATGATCCTGGAACCACCGCTCCACCAGCAGATCGAGGTCCGGCGCGGTCTTGGCCGCGGCCGTAGGCGATTGCCCTGTTTCTTTCGGGTCTTTCTCCGTCATGATCTCACCTCATGCGACTAGAATTTGCACCCGGACGATGGCCACGGTCTGTCCCACGGCCACCCCCTCGTAAATATCGATGCTGGCGATCCAGCAGTCTTCCACCAGCCCCCCCAGGGTTTGGGTTTCCTTGGCCGGCTCCGGCGCCAGGGCCGCATCCAGGGCGTCCAGTAGGGGGTTAAGCTGCTGACTGGGCGCGGCGTTAAAACCCTCGCCGGGCTTGACGTAGAGGGCCAGGTCCGCGGCCAGGGTGAGGACCGGCGGTAGGCCCCGCTGCCGCTTCCGGGCTTCGGGCACCTGCTCCTGGAACAGGGCCGGCTGCTCCACCAGAGGCACGTCGTCCCAATGGCGCAGCGTGCGGGACGCGGTGACCAGGCCGGAGAGATTTTTCACCCGGTCAAACAGGGCCTGGTAAATGGCTTCCCGGTTCACGCCTGCACCGCCTGGGCCACGGCCCGCTCCAGCGCGGCCCGGATGTCGTCCGCCCGCTCCGCCAGGGAGGAGCGCAGGAAAGAGCGCTCCGGCATCCGGGAGCCGGGGTGCATCACCCGCCGCACCACTACGTCTTTCCCGCCCATTGCAAACGCCAGGGCCTTTTTGCGCCGGGCCTCGATGACATGGGCCCGGGTGGTGCCGCCGTATTCGTGGGTGGCGGCGTATACCAGGTTGGTGCCCACCGCCCCCAGGACCGCGTCGGGGCCGGTGAGCAAGGTGGCCGCGGCGATGGAGCGCCGCAGCGTGCCGGTGCGGGTCTTGAGCTGCTGCCCGGTGAGTTTGAACTCCTTGACGTGGCGGGCCAGGGCGATGGTTTCCGCCTCCACCGCCCGGCGCACCGCGCCCCGGAGCTGCTCCGGCAGTTTTTGCAGCCGGACCACCACGCCCTCGGCATTGACCAGCACCGCTTTAATCATGGTTTTCGGTCTTCGGTCTTCGGTTCACACCGGCGCCACCCGCCGGTAATTGTCCAGCATCCGGCGCACGAACTCCGGCATGTCTTTGACCCAGTAGGCCACCGTCTGGCCGTCCCCCAGGGCCTTGGAGGTCTGGCCGATATGCTCCCTCTCCTTGTAGCGCAGCGCGGCCCATTCAATGACCGCCTGGGCCAGGTCCGCCGGCACCGCGGCATAGCCCGCGGTATAGCTCAGTTCCACGTTCTGCACTCCCAGGGTGAAGGCATAGCCCCGGAGGGTGATGGAGAGGCCGTCAAAGACAAAGCCCGATACCAGGGGGCCGGTGGCCGCCGGAATCGCGGTCCCGTCCACGGTGATGCTGCTGACCCCGGTCACCGGGGCCTGGCGCAGCATCAGCCGGCTCCCGCCGTGGCCGTCCCGGGTCTCATTAACGTTGCCGCTGGCCAGGGCCACGCCCGGCAGTTCCTTGACCACCGCGGCGCTCAGGGCGCTGATCAACCTCGCCAGGAGCGCGTCGTCCGGCGAGGTGACCGTGTAATTGATGGTCACCTGCTTGGCGGCGTCCCCGGCGTTGAAGGTGTACACCCCCGCGGCCACCGCGTATTGCCCCGCCGCCGGGGCCGCGGCCACCTTGACCAGGGGGACCCCGGTGAGGGCGAACACCACCCCGCCGTCCCCGGTCCAGGCCGCGGCCTTAGCCACGGTGACGGTGTACGGCCCCGGCGCCGCCGGGATGGTCCCGGCTTCGCTCACCTGGCCGATGCCCAGCCAGGCTTTCAGGTCCGCCAGGGTGCACAGGTCCATAAATCAGGTTCCAGGTGTCAGGTTTCAAGTTTGGACGGTGCCGGCTTTTCCGCCTTGGCGGCCGGGGCCGGAACAAATCCCCAGCCCGGCTCGCACAGCACCGCCGCGGCCTCGTCGGGCACTTCCACCAGGCCGCCCTTCACCTCATAGCTCCGGCCATCCCAGGAGATGGCCCCCACGCCTTTGGGCGCTTTTAAAATCATTTCTGCCTCCCCGGCCCCGATTTTCGGTCTCCGAAAACCGAAGACCGAAAACCGCAAACCGTCTTTTTAGCCGTTGGCAATATTGGTGATCACTCCCCAGCCCGGCGGAAAGTAGTTTTGCAGCACCTCGTCCACCGTCACCGAGAAATCCCGCCGCAGGGTTTGCAGCGGCCAGGTGATCTGGGTATACTCCCAGCGGGTGCGGATTTGCACCACGTTGGGCACGTTGGCCAGGGGATAGGGCAGATTCATGCACTCGAACATGACCGTCCCCGGCGGCAGGTCCGGGTGCACCGCCACCGGAATTTCCTTGCCGGTGATGGGGTGGATGTAGCCGGTAATGTTCACGCCCCCCAGCACCGCGCCCTGACGGGTGTCGATGGTGAAGGACAGGGCGCTGCCGGTGGCCCCGGTGAGGACCTTGGCGGCCAGGTTCTGTTTCTCCTGCCCCGCCACCCAGATCATGGTGGGCTCGATTTTGTACACCGCCCATAAGTGCTCCAGGGCCTCGTCAAACTCCGAGATGCCGCCCTTGCCGCTGGCGGTGAGGGGCGTGCCGGCGCCCGGCGTGCCCGTGGCCATGGTTTTGACGTAGGCGTTGGAACCGCTCTTCCACACCTGATACAGCAGGCCGTCGAAGATCAGGGCGTTTTGGCTGTTGTCCGCGGCCGGCAGGTCGCCGATGACCTGGGTCCCGGCGCCCACCGGGTTGGTGAGCAGCATGCTGTTGATGGTGGTGATGGCCCCCAGCTTGAGGGCCTGTCCGTCCTCGCCCCAGAACCAGGCGTAGGCCACCGCGCCGGTGACCGCCGTGACGCTGGCCCTAATGGAATGGGTGTTATTGCCGTCATTGGCGGTGGTGATGTCCGCCGCGGCGCTCTTCCGGGCGCTGCCGCCGCCGTAGAGTTCGGTGGTGCCGTCGCCGTTGAGGCGGGACACCTGGCCGGGCACGCCCCCGGCGATGGAGGCGTTGCGGTAGCCCTCCAGGGTCAGGGCCACGCAGTAAACGTGGTAAATGGTGTTGGCCTTGAAGGTGCCCCCGGTGCCCACGTCCGCCAGGATGGGGGTGGGGGTGATGCCCAGGGCCACCGCGGCGCCGTTGCCGCCCAGGATGATGAATTCCTCCTGGATCATCATGGCTTCCAGGAGCTTGGCCACCGCGGTGGCGGGGATGTCCATGAAGTCCTTGCCCGCAGCCTCGGCCTGGAAGGTGACATAATCGTCCAGCACCAGGGTGCGGTAGGCCGCCAGGTAATCGGCCACCGCGGTGGTGACGATGCCGCCCCGCCGCCCTTCCCCGGCCCCGGCGCTCAGGCCCGCGGTGTTGATGGCGGTGATGGCCTTCCAGTTGGCCTGGATGCCGATGCCGCCGCCCAACCGGGGAATTTTATTCCGCAGCGGCGTGAGCACCGGATAAAGAGTCTTGGCCGGGGCCTCCAGGTCGTAAGCCTTCAGCCCCTGCGTGGCCCCGGCGCCGCCCAGGGCGGTGGTGAAGGCCTTCACCAGTTCCGGGCTGGGGTTGGTCAGGGCCTGGGTGATCAATGCCAGGGTTTGCTCGGTGACATTCATGGTGCACCTCCTATCCCGTGAAAATGGGGTTGGCCTGGGCCGCCTTGATGAGGCCCAGAGTGTCTTTGTTCTTAATCATCTCTTCCTGGGTGGGGGCGTCCGTTTTGTTAAGGACGTCCTCTTCCTTGGTCACCGCCTTGGCCGCGGCCTTGGCCGGGGCCGGCTCCGCCTCCACTTTGGCCAGCCGGTCTTTAAGTTCCTGGTTTTCCGCCTCCACCTTGGCCAGGCGCTCGCCCTGGGCGGCGAAATCCGCCTCCAGCTTGGCCAGGCCGTCCACCGCGCCTTGCAGTTTTTGCAGCTCTTCGGGTTTCATATTTTTCTCTACCTTTTTTTCGCCGCACGCCGCCCCCAGGGATTGCGCATGGTCGTGTATTTGCTGGATCATCTCCATTTCCGCGGCCGTATGCCGGGCCCCGGCCTTGTGCAGTCCCGGCTGTTCCGCCCGCATCAGGGGGGCCGGGGATTGCAGGTCCGCCAACAGTTCTCCGATCTCCTCCGCGGCCAGGACGCCCAGGATCTCCACCCCCTGCTCCAGCCAGGCCCGGAACCGCTCCGGCACCGGCGAGTCGTCCATCTCCCGGACCGCCTCCCAGTCCAGGTCGTCCAGGAGCCACTTGAGATTTTGCAGGGTTTCGGCATAGGAGCCGATATGCCACATGGCTTTTTGCAGTTTCTGCGCGGCGCTGGGCGGGCCTTCGGGGTCGATCTTCTCTTTCCAGGCCGCCATGATCTTGGCTTTGATTTTGGCCAGGTCGTCGGCGCCGTACTGGCCGGCATTTTTGGGCTTGCTGATATAATTCCAGGCGGCCCGGATGCGCTTTTCCGACAACTCCCCGTTGATTTTTAGGGGATAGCGGGGCTTTTTATCCACCTGGTAGCCGGGATCGGCGTACCCCGCGTCGGCCTTGGCGCCATAGTCGCCTTCCTTGGCCTTGCGAAATTCCCGCTCCTCCTGGGTGCCGTCCACCTTCACCAGGGTGAAGCGCGCGCTTTTGATCATGGGATTATCCGCCAGGGACAATTCGCTGGGGATGGCCGCGTAATAGACCAGGTTGCCCACCGGTCGCTTGGGACCGTAAGCGCCGCCGAAGGAGAAGCCGGTGTAGACCCCGGCCCGGGTCTTTTTCACCTCCCCTGCGTCCATCACCTGGGCTACCACGTCCACCGCTTTTTCAGCATCGAGGAACTCCAACCTGGTGAGCTTGCCCGCGGCGACTTTGGGATTGTGCATGGCCCTTAAATTCCCCAGGGACTTGCCGCCGCTGGCCGCAAAGATTTCGTCGGACCAGGCTTGGATGAACGGCTTGGATGCCTCGTAATCGAAAACCTCCCCTGCCGGGTCCGGCTCCTGGGCCGCGGCCCGGCCCCAAACCTCCACGGTGCCGTCGGCCAGCTCCACCACCTTGGTCAGGGGGGCGAATAAGATTTTTTCCATGCCAGACTCCTTATAAAGCCGGTTATGTTTCCTGTATGGGCGAACCCAAGGTGCGCCCCTACGGCTCAACTGCTCCCGGCTCACTTAGTCGCCACCGCGATAATGTTGGCCTCCGCCGCCTCCAGGGAGGCCACGCCCACGGCCAGCAAAATCCCCATCGCCGACGGCAGCGGCACCAGGGTGATGGTGGTCGCGGCCAGGGCGACTCCCGCCGCCAGCAGCGCCAGGACCAGCAACAAAGCTGTTAATTTTTTCATGGCATCCTCCTTATAAAACCGGTTTACGGTTTACGGTTTTCGGTCTCAAAAGCCGGTTTTCTGTTTTCTGTTTTCTGTTTTCTGTTTTTACCTAATCTCTATTCACTGACCCCTGACCCCTGAATTTACTCAGTCCTCAGTCCTCAGTCCCGCCCTCCGCCGCCAGGACCGGCAGCGTGTCGCACACGCAGCGGGGATGGTAGGGCGCGTTCTGATCCCCCGAAGGGAACGGCTCGGTTAAGGGAATCACCCCCGCCGCGGCGTTGTCGTCGCAGATGTCGTCAATATCGTGCTCCGAGCCCAGGAGGGACTCCTTGCCCTCCACCACCCCGGACTCCCGGTAAACCATCATGTTGCCTTCCACGTCGGCCTTGGCGGTTTCGTAGCGGCTGATGGCGTCCGCCCGGCTCTCGGAGAAGGCGTAATTTTCCATCAGCGCGTCGGTGAGTTGCCGGGTGCTCCAGCCCTCCTCCACCGCCCGGGTGACGTCGGCCCGGAGGTAATCCCGGGTGGCCTCGGTGATGGCCCACTTGGGATCAGGGTTAACGACCAGGCTGCCGTCCACCCATTTCTTGCCCACCAGCTCCGCGGCCCGGTTTTCCGCCCATTCCACCGCCAGCTTGTTGACCTGGCGGGTGATGTCCGGGTTGTCGAAATTTATCTGCGCCATGGCCGCCAGGCCGCCGCTTTGCGCGGCCCGGGTCAGGACCACCTGGATTTCCTCGTAAGTCGCTTCGATGCCGGCCAGGTTCAGGTCCCGCAACAGGCGGTCGATTTTGGCCGCCTGGTCTTCGTCGGCTTTTTCCAGGACTGAGGACTGAGGACTGAGGACTGAGTTGTTGGTTTTTCCTGGCCCCTGACCCCTGGCCCCTGACCCCTGTTCCATTTTCGCCAGCCCCAGCCCCTCGGCCAGGTGCGCCGCGGCCGCGGCCGCGTCGGCCCGGAAGGCCTTGGCCATTATTGCCGCCAGGTCGGCCCGGGCCTGGATCATGTCAGGGCGGTCCCGGTCAATGCGAGGGACCGGTCTTCGGTCTTCGGTCTTCGGTCTTCGGTTCGCCTTGGCTAATTTATTAGCCCGGTCTCCGGTCTCCGGTCCCCGGTCCCCCGTTCCCGGTTCTTTCTCCGGCTCCGGTGGCGGTTTTTCCGGCTGACTGCTGACGGCTGGCGGCTGACCGCTCACCTTGCCGATGTCATCCAGCAGCACCACCCCGCCGGTGGTGACGATGAAATCCGGCACCCCGTCATCCTCCAGGCCCCGCTCGGCCCGGATCTCCGAGCGCCGCTTGATGGCCGCCCGCCCCAATATTTCATCGATCTCGGCCTGCTCCCTGGGCTGGACCGCGACCTCTTCCTCCCAGGCGAACTCCACCAGGTTATAGCCGCCCCGCTCCAGCCCCTCGTCGGCCGCGTCCTTGACCCATTCCTGGAGGGGGGCCAGACCCTCCTCCAGGGCCATCTCCGCCGCGGTCTCCGCGGTGGCCCGGTTGATTTGAGCGATAAAGGGCTGGGGGCTGACGGAAAAGCAGTAGCACACCACCCGGGCGAACCATTCATCAATGGGGTTTTTCAGGTCCGCCTCTTTCATGTGGTGCGGCGTCATGCCCTT